TTTATACCAGTGAAGATTTAAAATGGGACGCCCCAGAGGGGCGTCATTTCAAATCGTTACTGATATCTGACCCTTGGAGAATTAAAATGTCCCATTTTAATTCTTCAAGGGTTTAAATGAAGGAAAAATAGTATGGATGTTAGATGTAGATACAGTTGTTCTACATGACCTAAATATTTTAGTTCCAGAATTTTCTGATAAAGACATTGTTATGCAAAATGATATTAATATGCCATGCTGTGGTTGTATGTTGTTTTATCCTAATAACATTACAACAAAAATTACAGATTTTATGTATAATTGTAAATCGTTTTCTCATGACGGTTCTACAAACGACCAAATTATATTAGCCAGATTATTAATGCAGAATCAAAATTCTATTAAAATACATTTGTTCGACCATGAACAATTCGTAAATGGACTTATTTATTTTAATGAATTGTCAGATAATCCTACATATAGAAAATTACAGTTGGCTTTCAGACAAACTGAAAAACCCTTGTATTTTGTCCATGCTAATTGGATGATAGGTATAGATAACAAAATAAGCGCACTCAAAAATAAGGGACTATGGTATCTGTAAAATTGATTTGATTTTTTTGATAATAATAAACAGCACATATAAACACGCAACATGTCTTCAAACAGCACCGAATCTAGCGTCTCTTTGATGTTTCCAATAACAGCTCACAGAGATCGTCCTATTCAGCCCGATTTATCGTTTCTTGACCAAAGTAGCTCAAATATGGTCTATAGCGCCTATATTTGTATTAACAAAACAGAAGCGTGGGATGCTCTAGCAAAGTTCAACGAAGACAATTTTATGTTTTGCCAAGACCCTTACATAAATGAGTTAATGTATAAGATAAATGATAATTATAACAGTCATTCTGGAGCTTCTCTTGGATGGACTATGCGCCAACTCGAATATATTGCAAAGCATGGTCTCACAGAGTATCGGGCTCTTTATGATAAAAATGTCATTTCTCATCTTTATTGATTTATAAACATAAGAATTACACCTTTTATATTTACTGCGATGAATATACTTATGTAACTGTATTGTGTAGCGACGTTGTAACTGATAAATCACTTTTTATATACAATAATTCCACCGAAGGCGATTGAAAGGTTAAAAGGTGTAAAAGTGTAAAGGTGCAAAAATACATAAATATATTTTTTTATGTGTTTTAATGAAGGTCATTAGTTTCGACGTTGGAATCAAGAACCTTGCATATTGTCTTTTTGAAATCCCTGAACAACAAGGAGAACAAAAGATAACCATTTCGGATTGGAAGGTTATCTCTTTAATGGAATCAGAAGAACCCATTCCAAAATGTAATCATCCGCTAATCAAAAAGAAAGGAAAAAAATCAGAACCAATCCCAGACGGGATTTGTAATCACGCGGCGAAATATAAACAAACAGATATAATCCTTTGTGACAAACACGCGAAAACCGTCGCCGCAAATAAACAATGGCTGTTACCCGAAAATCGTTTTAAAAAGGTCAAGAAGATGAAATTGGAAGAGGTCGTTGAGTTGGCCACATCATTTGGTTTCTCGTCTATGGCGAAACCAAAGAAACCGGAAGTTCTTACATGGGTCGAAGATTTTTTATCGAAGAAATGTTTGATTCCCATTTCAAAAAAAACGAAGAATGCCGGCGAAGCCGATTTGATATCTTTAGGACATTCTATGAAAAAGGTTTTTAAAGATATTTTACCGGATGATATTTCTTGCGTTTTAATCGAGAACCAGATATCCACTCTGGCAAGTCGAATGAAAACTGTCCAGGGAATGTTAGCCCAATATTTTATTATGAGATATGAAGGAATCCGCGTGGAATTCATTTCTTCTGCAAATAAATTGAAAATGTTCTCGAAGGACAAAAAAGTGGAAAATAAAAAAGAAGAAAATAAATCGGAAAATAAAAAGACGGAGGACAAAAAAGTGGAAAATAAAAAAGAAGAAAATAAATCGGAAAATAAAAAGACGGAGGACAAAAAAGTGGAAAATAAAAAAGAAGAAAATAAATCGGAAAATAAAAAGATGGAGGACAAAAAAGAAGAAAATAAAATGGAAGGAGGAGAACATAAAAAAAATACTACAAAAACTCAGGGACAAAAATATAAAGAACATAAGAAAGACGGGGTCTTTTATTGTGAAAAGGTTCTCAACGATAAAACCTTTTTAGGCGGAGAACAATGGGGACAAATCGAAAGAAAAAAGAAGGATGATTTGGCGGATTGTTTTCTGCAGGGCGTCTGGTGGCTTAATAATGAGAATTATCTATGAATATTCCGTTTTGTTCGAATTCTTTTTTTACGACGTAGATTTCTTTTACGAGTCTTTCTTCGTTTTTTTCTACCACCAACATGTTGTATCTGGTGGTCGTCCGATGATAAAATTTCAATTGCGTCAGCATATTGTTCTTCAGGTGATAAATCAGACTGAGTATCTTCATTGCTAACTGTAGCAAATAATTCTTGCGAAAATTTTTCACTCATATCTTTGTTAAAAATAGATAATACTGATTCGTCTAACGGTGTTAAATTTACTACTATAAATAAATAAGTACGTTCTTCATTGTGTTCGTTATCCATTAATTTCATTGTAAAATGTTTTACGTATGTCATTTCACAACATGGCACTAATACCTCAAGTTCCCAACTTATAGGTGATACTAATATAGCAGAATAAGGATATTTTGTTATTAAAATTGGACGAACCATGAGTTCTTGAAATACCATTTCTCTAACAGCGAAATGTTGAGCAACTCTTAAACTTAATGAATATGACCTCAATGGACATTTTAACCCAGATTTAATAGCATTTAAATCTATTTCCATAGATAATCCTGAAAATATAAATTTGTCAAAAATTCCCGAATCTGTAAACCATGTGTCTCTATGTTGAAGTTCTCCTATTCTTAGTATATTTTGATTTAATGTAAATAAATTCTCAAATGTTTTTTTAAATGCCAATTTTAATAATTCTCTACGTAAATTTCTTCCGTCTCTTGCACGTCTAGTAAATTGTGATAAATATTCTTTAATGTCATCTGGAATATATGTAATATCTCTTCCATTAATAAAATGATTAAATATTATTGATACGAAAGGATATACAATTGTATAATGAAATCCTTCTTTCCATTCTGGATTTTGTTTCCACGAATATACTAATTCAGAAAAATAAGGACTCTCGCTACTACTTTGGGCTGATGATAATTCATAACTTGTTTCAAGAAGTCTTGATATTATAGTAGTAAGTCTACCATCTTCTTGGGCTAGAGTATAATAGTCAGCGCGTTTTATGAACTGAGTAAGAGATTGGCTAATAATTTCTTCCTTTTCCGGTGATGATTTTTCCAATTTATATGATGATTTTTCCAATTTATATGATGATTTTTCCAATTTATATGATTTATTTGATTTTTTGCTTTTTGACATATATATTATAAATATCTTATAAGTGCGTAGGACTTAAAAATATTTCTTATAAGAATATCATAAAATGGAAGTCATCGATTTGGGATTAAGCGATTTAGACACTATTTCAATCAACATAGATGATACCCCTTCTTTTGGTTCCGGAATAGAATTATTAATGAATGAAAAGAAAAAGGCACCCAGTGGGTCCATGAACATTGATTTAGGAGAACTCGACAAGTTGGAGAATGAACTAAACAGTCTTTCTGCGTCGGCTTCTGGAGGAGATACGAAAACTCTAGGTGGTCTCGGGAACTCATTCTCGAATTTCTTCGGTCTAGGTTCTTCTTCTTCTTCGGGTACGTCTAAAACGATTAATGATCCGACCACTGGACCCGGAGGAGGGGGAGGAGAACCTTCCCTCGGTCAGGCCACTGCGGATAGTATGGGTAATTCTAAGACCTGGGATGGGTTCTCCAAAATCAATGAAATCCCTCAGACATTCGGAACATCTGGTTCATCTCTTTCTGACAGAGAAAAGCGTAGAAAGAAGCGTATGATGATTAAGAAGATTGAAGAGTGGTATGAGAAGGGTCTCATTAAAAACAACCCTCATTTTACTCTAGAATCTGCATACGAAGAAGTCGAAGATGAGTATGAAACAGCACTAGAAGACAAGCGAAAGAAGGATTCCATTAAATTACAAGGATGGTGGTTCATGACCGCCGTAAATTCCATGGAATATGCCAATGCTGCTTTTAATCCTTTCGATATTAATTTGGATGGTTGGGGAGAACAAGTCAATGAGGATATCGATTCTTACGAAGAGATTTTCGCTGAACTCCATGATAAATACAAGGGTGGTAAATTGTCGCCGGAGATTTCGCTTCTTTTGAGACTCGGGTTCTCTGCCGCTGTTGTCAATTTCTCGAACAAGGCTCTTTCATCGGCCACTCCGGCATTTAATGATGTTATTAAACAGAGTCCGGAATTAATGAAGATGTTTACTAATGCCACTGTTTCTTCAATGTCCCAGGCTAGTCCTGGATTTTCTATGGCGAATAATCTCATGAAAGAAAATCAGGGCCCGTCTAGAAATATGGGTCCTCCTCCTGCTCCAGTAGAGACGAAGGCTATGCCTCAGATGAACCAGCGTCCGGGAAATAATACTATGTCATTCCAACAGCCGCCCCCTAATAGGCCCGATATTTCTATGGGACGCGGAGCAGTAATGCCATCAACAGCAAATACACTTGTTCCTCCCCCGGCACCTATCAGTGGCCGAAGTGAACAACAACCCCAATTCGTTCCTCAACCTTCAGTGAGACAAGAAATGCGCGGGCCTAGCACAGACATAGATTCCATATTGTCGGGATTAAAGACACGCATTGTTCCTGACCCTATTCAGCCATCTCCAGAAGAAATTAACCCTGCGTCCAGTTCTATCAACGATGTTTTGAGTGAATACGGAATGGACTCGATGGTATCAGTTGGTAGTTTGAGGGACATGCAGGATGGAAATATCCCGAGACGCACTAGAAGACGCAATAATAATTCTAGAGGAAATACGGTTTCTTTGGACATCTAAGTAGGGGAACCTACGGTTCCCCCTACTATGCTTTGCAAACCCCTCCCTTTATGAGGATAATTTTTATAACATTTTTTATAATTGTCATAAAAATAAATGATTATTATTTACTTGTTTTATTCCATATATTCTCTTTTGAATTCCTCTACTGTCATAATAGGAATATTATTCGCCTTAGCGTATTCAGTTTTATTCGAAGAATCCTCCTTTGATTTTACGATCAATGTGAAAATGTCTTTTTTCATTGTATCTTCAAGAAACCCTCCCTGATTTGTCACGAAGGATATAATATCCTTATCCCTTACTTTGGACATTACTATCTTTTTCCCCGTGAATGGGCCTTCGATTTTTGGTTCTTCTTTTTTCGCACCTTCTTTTGTGCCTTCTGGGAATTGTGCCAATTTATCTTCAAGCCCACATTCCTTCAAGAATGCCAAGAATTCCGGAATGTTTTTTGAAAATGCCACAGCATTTTCCGGTCCAATCCCTGGAATGGTTTTCAGTTTGGCCTCTTTTTCTGTGCTCGGCACAGGGTCCGTAAGAATATCTGGAAATGCCGTTAAGATGGGTTTCAATTTACGTTCTCCAAGACCACGCCCCAATTTTCCTGAAGCAACCATGATATCAATGAGCGAAGCCTTTTGAATTTTGTGTTTTATGCCTTCTGCCAATTTGTCTGCTGTTTTCTTCTTGAATCCATCTATTTTTTCAAAATCAGCTGCAGTCATCTTAATAATTTCAGCAACCGTCGTTTTCCCAGATTTATAGATTTTATGTACGTTACCCTTCCCTAGACCATCTACTTCTAATGTCGTAAAGAATGCCGTAATATTTTTCTCCTGGACCCCCTCATCTTCCTCCGGTTTTTCTAAGAGAACATCTACATGACTCTTATTCCAGATATAAGGAACCAAAGGCATCTTCGGCTTTTCAGCCGCCGTTGTCACGGATTTAATGTAGGGAATAACATCCCCCGAACGAACCATCTGAATAACAGCACCGATTCCTATATTGTTCTCTTCAATAAATTTGCCATTGAATCCTGTAGCATATTCTATTTTAACTCCTCCTAGTTGGATAGGTTCAATTCTTACACGAGGTTTCAAATATCCGTCTTTACTGGCCTCCCATAAAACATCTACTACTTTGGCCTCCGCTAGTTGGTCAGAAAGAACCATTTTAAAAGCGAACGCATGTTCGGGATTCCCTGATACCCTGGGATGAATTGCGTCGTCTGTTACGATGACCCCATCAATATCATAATCATATGTTGAACGCCAATCAACGAGGAGGTCTGAAAGGAATTTATTTGTTAGGGCTTTTACCACTTTGTTCTGGACAACTCTGAATCCAGCATCTAATAATGTCTTTAATTGCGCACTAGGCTTTAATTTGGGTTCAATCACTTCGTAGGTTACAAAATGGAGGTCCTTAGCTTTTTCATCAGGAGTTTTTCGGTTGATGATTCCAGAAACTAAATTTCGGGCGTTGGCGAATTCCTTTGAATATTTATCAGCAAATATCTTTTTTGACAATACGAATTCGCCTCGCACGGCCATGCCTTCAGGGATGTCAGGAAGGTTTAATATAGGGATTAAATGCGAAATATCTTGGCCAACACATCCATTCCCTCGGGTATACAATCTGTGTTGTTTTTCGCTTGTTTTATTTAATTTTGAACAAATATAGAGACCACTCACTCCGTCCAATTTACATGAGAGAACATAGGGACCTTTGTACTTGACCGTCCAGGCATCTAGAGCCCCAGAATCGGGTTTGATTTTGTCCATAGAAGCCATTTCGAAAGGAAGGGTGACTTTTGAGCCTCTGATGGGCGCACCTACTTTACAAAGAGCGGCCGCCTTGGGAAATTTCTTTTCTGTATATTCCTTTATGATATCGAATTCGTTGTCTGTTAAGACGGGGTTCTCATTGTAATAAGCATCATTAGCTTCGTCTATAATTTCATTGAGTTCTTTTTCTGAAAGAGTTTCTAATACAGGGATGCCTTGTTCTTTAAATTTGACTATTAATTCCATATGTATTGATTGATGATGATTTACTTTTATCTCTTTTATATCCTTCAATTTTGCTGGTTTTTCGTTCTTTTTTTCCTTGTTATTTTTTTCATTCTTTTTTTCAACCATGTTTTCTTTTTGGACCATCTCTTTTATTTCTTCTATTTTGGTTTTTAGTTTTTCTGTTTGTTGGGCCATCTCTTTTATTTCTTCTATTTTGGTTTTTACAGGTTCTTTTCTTTGTTTTTGTGATTTATTTTTTGGTTTTTTTTCAAGAGGTTCTCTTTTTCTTTTTGTGGTTTTTCCTGACTCTTCTGGAGTTAATACTTTAGATAATATTTCATTCGAATCAAACGCAGATTTATCTTGAGGCACCATCAATGGGGGCATTTTCTTTTTTGACTGTTTTTGCACCACTTTTTCTTTTCTTTTTCTGGAGCCCTTCTTTTTTTCTTCGATAGGGGCTTCTTCTTGATGAGAATCGTTTGATAAAAGAATAACTGCACGGCCATCGACTCTTTCTTTCGGGCTCTTATATTGAAGTCCTAAAAAATCGAAAATATCACGTTCGTTCTTGAATGACCTATCAATGGCTGGTGTAAATCCGTGTTCATTCATTGAATATCCCATCTTTAAAGCATGTCCTCTCATAACTACATTGAATCCCTTACTACCAGTAAAATAAAGAATCGAAAATGGGAATTCTGCCGGAGTTGCATAAAGAAAATCTACGCGTCTATAAATGGTGGATTTTGGAATCTTCGCAATAACTAAACATTTATTTTTTCCATGAGAAAGAACTTCAACTATTATTTTCTTTTTAATGAGAACATCCAAGAAATCTTCGAATGCCTTCGGAGATTCTGAAGAAATTATTACATCAATATCCCCAGATGATTCCTGACCCCTCCTGTAGCTTCCTACTATTTCGTAGTTGGTTTTTCCTGATTGAGATTTAAGGGCGGTCTTAAATTCCTTGTCATAAAGAACTATTTCAGACCGAGGAATCCGCTTCAAAATATCATCATAATATTCGAGTCCAATTTTTTGAACGGCATTTAAAACCTCGTCTTTCCGGGCTGCCAATTCGGTGATAGTAGTAATACCCTTTTTGACAATTTCGGAGGCTTTTTTGGGACCTATTCCATAAACATTTGTAAAAAGGACCTCTGGTTTATTTTCGGCTTTTTCTAATGCAGATATTTTTCCAGTCTCTAAATATTCTTGGAGTTTTTGTTTAATAGTTGGCCCAATTCCTGGCTTATCATCAAGGTCTTTTATATTACGAATTTCTGTAGTCATTCCTAGGATAGTTTCCTCGGCTTTCTTATAGGCCTTCGACCTCATATGCTCTCCTATATTCGCCATAACAACTGATAATCTTGATAATAAATTAGCAAATTCCTCATTATATGACATTTATTTATATATTATTGATATATTTACTTATCTAATTATATCAAGAGGAATGAAATAAATAGAAATTGAAGAATGGAGAACAGATACAAAAAATTGATTTGCTTTTTTTGGAATGGATTAGAAGCACCTCTGTCCGATACACGCAACAAATAACAACAATGAACACTGATACTATTGTCGCTCCTATTGTCGCTCCTATTGTCGCTCCTATTGTCGCTCCTATTGTCGCTCCTATTGTCGCTCCTATTGTCGCTCCTATTGAATTGACTAAAGCGATTGTGACCGCTGCAAAGCGTGTCCGCAAATCGAAAGTTGCGGTCGAACCCGAACTGCCATCGATAGTCGATGAAGTCAATGCGAACTTCGGTGCTGGAAACTTTACACAGGAAGCTATTGCTAATCTGTCTAGGGTCTTCGGACGCGAGTTTGTCATCGAGGAGCCTGAGCCGAAGGTCCCTGATACTGTTGAACCTACAGTTCCTGAGACCAAAGCAAAAAAGCCTAGGGCTAAGAAGGTAACCCCTGCTACTACTTTTCATGATTCTATTGTAGGAGGAGCTGTAGTCGACGAGGAACCCGTCGTTCCTGCAAAGAAGGAGACCAAGCCGAAGAAGACCAAAGCCAAGAAGGAACCCGTATCAGTAGTAGACACTGATGAGGAGGAGGCCAAGCCGAAGAAGACCAAAGCCAAAAAAGAACCCGAACCAGTAGTAGATACCGATGAGGCAAAGCCTGTCAAGGAGACTAAGCCGAAGAAGACCAAATCCAAGAAGGAAACAACTGTTGTGGAGGAGGAGACTCCTACAATTGTGGAACCTTCTTCAATTGAGGAACCAGTAGTCAAAGAGCCTAAAAAAAAAACTAGAGTCCAAAAGGCGAAGGCTCCTACAGAGGAATCGAAACAAGTCAAGAAAACCAATCAACATGAGCTGTCTGAAGAAAAATCGGAGCGTTCTTCTACACCGGTTTTGTTAGAACACGATGATGAAGGCCTTCCTGATTTGGAAACGCGTTTGTCTGAGGAGCTCGAAGAAGAGGAACTTTCTGATATTGAAGAAGAATAAATTGCGTGCTTCTATTAGTAGTTGATAGTAGAAATTAGTTAGTTTCCCCGATGAACTCTATTGTAGGGAGGGGTTTAATAGTTAGATAGAAAATATATATAAATATTTATATATATAATTAATATGAGATTTTTATATTTTTATTCGCCATTGTATCAATTTTATCATGAACATATTCAGGACACCCTCAATGAGTTTTTTGATTTAGAACCCGCCCTAATAGAAGATATAAAAGAACTAGATAATAAAGACCAACATCATTTTATAGGATTAACAATAAAAATCGACCTTATTATAGACGCTATAAAAAGATATATGGGAGAAACTATTATATTTTCAGACGCAACTATTTTTATTAATAAAAATAAAAGTCACGAATTAAAAGATTATTTTTTAGGATATTCAGAAAACGATATTACTTTTGTTTTTGAAGAAGGAAATGGACAAAATATTGGAATAATGCAAATAAAATGTTCTGAAAAAACTCTTGAATTTTTTATAAGATCATTGAATAACATGATTAAAGACGGTGAAGTTCATGACCAAAGCGCAATTAAACATGTAATTTTTTATGAGTCCCAAGATCTACAATTAAATATGGGTTATTTTGGAGAAAGAATTATATGTGATATTTTTCATAGTTACATGAAAGACAATTTTTTGATTTATAAATCTTTTATTTCAAATAGAAATAAAACATCGAATTTTAATCAGCGAATACAAAAATTTTATGACCTAGGATTAATGGATTATGATACCTATAATGAATGGACAATAAAGAATGAAAACCAACAAGTCATTTTGTAACCAATATAAAAACATTAAATTATATTATTTAATGTCTTCTCAAACGAATTTTATAGAAGATATCTCGATGTATACCGAGATATATATTTATCCGGCATTGATAACTGCTTTTATGAAGTTATGCCGATTATACAATTCAGTCTCTGACTTTTTCATTAATATATATAATTCGAATGAAAATATAAAGACAATCGTAGATGAGGTCCAATATAATGCGTCATCAGCATATTCCTTCATGATAAATCGTAAGATGGCCCCGAGAGACCCTATATGGTGTTGTTCTGTTTGGTTGACACCGAATGATATCAGTATTACAAGATATTATAATTATAATGAAGAATATTCGAATTTTTTCACGAAATATTTTTGTAACGACCTCTTTGAATTTTACACGGACTGTCATTCGGAATATGCTATGAAATATATTCAATGTATCATTTCATATCTTACAAAAAAACCAGAAGCCATATATCCACTTTTAATTATAAAGACAATTACCCCTGAGAATGTTTCTTTTTTCTCCGTTCGTATCTCAAAATTCCCAGTAGTGCCCTTTGTATATAAGAAGTCTACAGCAAAATTCATTTCCATCGAATATACCCATCCTGATATGGCTGAAGCAATCGAGTTGAAATTGGAAGACGGATATTATGTTTATGAAAATGAACTTTTTACTCCAGCATTTGTATTGCGTCTTCTTGAATACCAGTCTATTAGTTATATTTTTGACAACCGCTATAAGATTCGAATTTTAGACTCGGAATGCAGTATGATTGATTTTGGATTTGAAACCCATCTATTATTAACAAAAGATGGATATATAATGGTGACCGATGATAATATTAAAACAAAAAACGAAGATGACGATACTGATAATGAGGTTGCCGGATATATGGGGTCTTCAGAAGAAGATGATTCGGACGAAGAGGCTCTTTTTATTGACCCTTCGAATAATTTAGGATCATTATATACTCCTTTTGAATTTGGCTACAAAATATAGAAGATAGAATATAAATAGGCGATAAATCAATATAAAGATTTTATATATTATATAGTATAGGTGTTTTGATGGATGCAGTGAGTATTCAATCCCCAAAATATGAATTGAATGATAAATGGAATTTATATTACCATTTACCAGACGACAAGAATTGGGATGCCAACAGTTACACCACGATTTTGGGAGATATTCAATTCGCCGAAGAAGTCTTGGCTATTAATAAATTTATGCCAGAGCAAGTAATAATGCGCTGTATGCTTTTCTTGATGCGCAAAGGGATTGCTCCAATGTGGGAGGATCCTAAAAATAGAACGGGCGGGTGCTTTTCGTATCGTATATTGAATAAACAAGTATCCGATGTATGGAAGATACTGATGTTGCTTTCTTGTGGAGAGACGCTTACAACGAATCCTGCTCATTCAAAACATATAAATGGAATTACTATTTCACCAAAAAAAAATTTTTGCATTGTAAAGATTTGGTTAGATACAACGGCTTTTCAGGACCCCGCGTTTATTAAACAGATTATGAATTTACCCATTCAAGGATGTTTATTTAAAAGACACGAGCCGGAATTTTAGGTAGGGGTCGCTGCGCTGTACCAAGGTTTCCGCTTCACTAATCGGTTTCTCTACTACCACAATAGTTTTCTAGCTAAATTATTTGGACTATATTTATCTTTGGCCCAATCGCCTTTTATCTTACCAGACCTAGTAAGATAATTTTTCCGTCTGGTTTTGTTACCATGTTTGGTGTAATCTTCATAGCCCATCTGACCGAAATGAACAATACGTCCATTTGGTGTCGTTATCATGTATTTTTTATCGCGTTTTGTTGATAGCCCTATTTTTGCTGTCTTACCCATATATTTAAAAGCCCTTCTATAAACTTCTGAAGGATTCGAATATTTCCGGATTTCTTGTGATTTTGTCATATAGATTGTATTGAGAAATTTCCATTGTTCATGTATTGGGTTATCTGGTTCACGTGTGCCCTACAAAGAGGACAAACTAGTGGGGTCATACGCAAGACCATTGTATTAGAACATCCAGCACAGAAATTGTGTCCGCAGCTAAATACCGCCATTTCACCATGTTCTAAATTGTCACGAAGACATACTGCGCAATCAGTCGTCTGAATAACATCGGGAACAGCCCCATTATCCGGTTCCTCTAAATCGATAAGCCATAGTTCATCGGCTACTTCTTGACCGAAGCAAGCCCGATTCAACCAGTATTGCATGTCTGCTCTAACCCTCGTTTTTGAACCCTCATTAAGAAACCCATATTCAGAAGAATCAATGAATTCTCTCGTTTTGTATCCTAAATAGAAATACATATATTGATCTCGAGTATACATTTTTGAAAACTCGCACCAATTCAAATGGTAAATGAATCCACGAAGTAAATAGAGGAAATCGCCTTTGGATAATCGACGCATATGATGAGTTTCTATAAATAATTCTTTTTTGACATTTTGCGCGGAATTCCATTGATATTGATTCAATATAAAACTAAACCAATGGTTAACAGCTTCGTCTACCGTTGTCGCTCTATCCGTATCACATTCAAACGCAATATGTCCATCTTTACGGCATAATTCACAGTAGGTCATTGTTATAAATACTCTTCATGACACCCCTTTAGAAGGAATCAATTTTATATGTATAAAATATATAATGCCGAAAACTCGCAAAAACTATTCTTCGCCATCTTCGCCATCTTCGTCCTCTTCTTCTTCTTTCCACGAAACGACTTATCATGGTATTCATAAATGGTTCGAATATACATTCGAGAAACTAGGCTGGATGATTTTAGCCAAGAGAAATGGATATGATGATAAAATTATGACCTACAAAAACAGCGTCAAGAGACTTCATAAGGCCATCGATGAAAAGATCAAAGTCTTAAAGGATAAAGACAGAAAGCATGATTTGACTATCATGAAAGCCGACGTCGAGACTTTATTGGAACATATTTCCAAAGATTTCGATTAATTATAACATAATATGATTCCGTACAAAATTGATACGAAATCATATGAATAAATAATATACAAAATGACAGAATACACCCAATTAACACTCGATGTTACTCGCCGATTATCCAAAGCCGAAAAGAAAGAATATGGTTTCTTCGTGACACCCCCGAGTATAACTAACCGACTATTATCCCGGATTAAAACCCTTTTTCCACAGCCGTTTATAAATATACTAGAACCATCGTGCGGAACTTGCGAAATTCTTTCGGCAGTTTCATCCGTCTATCCATCAGCAACCGTCGACGGGGTCGAATGGAATAGAACTGTTTATGACAGTATAAAAACGCTCGAATCAGACCGAATACACATAATCCACGAAGATTTCTTGAAATATAATAAACCAGAAACATATGATTTGGTTGTCGGAAATCCGCCCTATTTCGTTTGTCAAAAAGAACAAGTTCCTCTGGAATATCGCCCATTGATTACAGGACGGCCCAATATATTCACTATATTTATCCTTCATGCTCTAGTCCAATTGAAACCTGGCGGTGTCCTTGCTTTTGTTTTGCCGAAGAGTTTCTTGAACGCGGCTTATTACGAAGAAGTCCGTATGTTTATCAAGAAGACATGTATTATTAAAGACCTGCTCGATTTCGAAGACTGTAATGACTTCTTGGATACCCAGCAGGCGACATTCGGTTTAATCATAGAAAAAACCGCAGTTCATTTATTAGAAAGAATCAGCCCATTCTCCGCCAAACTGGGAGATAATAATATCTTCGTGACAAATCCTGAACGATTCTCTAGACTCATTCAAAATTCGACTACATTAAAAGATTTGGGATACTTAGTAAAAACTGGATCGATTGTCTGGAATGAAAAGAAGAAAGATTTAACCAACGATTCGACGAAGACTCTATTGATTTATAATTCGAATGTGGTCGGGAATAAAATCGATATCAAAACTTTCTCGAATGAAGAAAAAAAACAGTTTATTAATCTTCCTGGGATTTCTACAAATGGAGTGGTTGTCAATCGGGGAAACGGGAATTCTGTTTACAAATTGTCATATGCTTTTGTAGATTCAAGTAGGCCATATTTGGTGGAGAATCATTTAAACGTAATAACACATCCTACAAATCAGGATTTTTCGGGGATTATAAAATCTTTTCAGGACCCAAGAACTACGGAGTTTTTGAAAACTTTTATTGGTAATGGCGCATTATCAAAAACCGAATTAGAAACCATGCTTCCAATTTATTTATAAAAAAAATCGGCCCCAACCGATATCCATATTTTTATTTATTTTTTTTATCCTTTATTTTTGTTTTTGTTTTTTATGTAATTTACGCGCATTTCTTTACATAAATATATGCTGATTAAGCAATCAGTTTTACACTTACTTGCCATGATGGATTCAAAATACCATTCGTATTTCTCCATCTGAGAAGCAGCTTGAATTGATGTTTACCAGACTTGACTATAATAGTATTGTTTCTGACAACTCCGCCGTAGCTTAAAGAACTCGACGAGAAATCCGCTTGTTCCAAATAGAACGCCTTCAAAATGGGGTCATAAAGAAGATATTGTTTATCTCCTTGTGTATCCGCTATTGTTCTACCGAATTTCGCCAAGTCTATTTCATCTCCATATTTCTTCAAGTAATCTGCAACTGATTTTTTAATAAGGGCCTTTCTTTTAACAGATTCTATTTTGTTTGCTTGTTTTAGATACTGGAAAAACGAATGGCATCCTGTATTTGTTTGCTTGACTAATTTTATATAGACATCTCGTTCGATCAATGGTGGGGCCTCTTGGTCTAGCGCCAAAATCTGTGGCAGAAAGTTATCATAAAAGTATTCATGATATGAAGGTCCATTGATGATATCCCAAAATGTGGGTTTTTGATATATCTCAGGAAGCTTGTAAATTGACTTGGTTCCAAACTTAAATTCGAGTTTCAATGAATGCATGATGACACCCGATAATAAGTAGTCAACATCAAAATCGTAGTGAAATTTACGACCTCCTTTACGTGTCATCTTATAGGAATCGAATTCGAGCGCACATAGTTCGTAGATTTTTTCATGAAATCCCTCCTTAATATGAGTCCACTTTGTTCCGTATGTTGCGTCTTGATAGAACTCTTTAGGAATCTTGCCTTCAGATAATGCCTGTAGGATCTCTTCTCTTATTTTATTATTGGCATCATTTTTGGCTTTTCCGCCACCCTTAATAGCCTTGTCAAAAAGAGTGATTTGTTGGATTTGCATATTTTGATTGAACGCTGGGAAATATGACTTTAATGAAATGAAAGAAAAAGCAATCAATTTTATGTGCAGGTTTATTTATACGTATATTTATTCTTCTAGATTTCGTAATTCCATTTTTCTCCTCATTTCAGCGAGAACCTCTTTCACGTATTCTCGAATTAAATCGACGACTTCTTTATTGGGGTCTTCTTCGCCAACTTCGTCCGGTAAATCTATAAATGTCTTGCCTACAGGGAGTTCGAATTCCAATTCTATTTGTTTATTATTCCTAGGTAATTCTAGGGGGAATCCTAAAGAGTAATCGATATCATTATATATTCCCTTTGTGACATCTTCTTCAATCTCATTATCCAAGAAGTCTTCTCTTATTTCATTTATTTCTTGTGTCAATAATTCTACTGGTTCTCTTAATTGTGCATAATGTGTCGGATGTTGAATAGAAGCCAAAAACCCATTTTCAATATCTCTCTTAATTTTAGGATCAATATCATTGTACTGGACACGGTCATGTAGATATGCTGAATAAAAAATAGATTTATCGGTATTAGCAATATAATAAGTATAATATACCTTTGTTGTCATGAAGAGAACATTGGTAATAAATGTCGTTGTTGTCTGGTTTCCATAATTATATTTATATATAGTTATCCCACTGAAAATGGTATTTATAATGAATACCAAAATACAAGCATACGACGTTTTTTGATAAATAGAATCGATGGAATATATTTGTCCGCGATAAGTCTCCGGTAGGTTCTCCAATATTTTTGTAATACTTTTATTATCCCTGGCATTCTCTGGGTTTACTTCTAAATAAGAAATCATTCGGTTCTCTCTGATAATTTCGACACCATATAAAGCAACAAATGCAAATAATGTTATGAAATTAAACACAAGACTTGTATTATATAAGTGGTCTTGCCAGACTAGGTTCTCTTTAAATGAACACAGATGACCATCACAATTCTGTGGGACAAACAAAATCAAAAGAGTTGAAACGAGCATTCTGTAAAATTCGATTATTACATTCATGGTCATAGAAACACGTTGCATGAAATCTTGATTTTCTAATGTTTGGTGGATAACCGACTCACGCGACATCGTATATAGTTATATTATATAATCTTCATGACATATACACAATAGGGATATTAAGAAGACGGCGGTAACGGGGCCAAACAGAGTTTAATCTCACCCAATGATGCTACGTCGTATTTAATAATAAGCGGCAAATCATTTCCCAAATACATTTCCAAATGGCTACAAAGCGGTGTACACTTAATAAAATGGCTCAGAGATTTTAGCGAGAATTCACCCTGTATGATTCTAGACGCATCCGTCTTCTGAATAAAATTCATACAACCATCCGACTCTGTTCTCGATATACGAGAACTAGCAAAATTCCCCTCACAAGAAAAAATGAGCTCGCTTCCCACCGATTTTATTTCGATACGGTCCGAAATACCATTCAAATCACGAATAATCTTCTGGAAATCCGCCGTAGGCAAATTAATAACCGTCGAATATTCTACATCAGGAACAATGAGTTCTTCGGTATCGGGTTCTATCAACCGAAGTTTTTGGTTATAACACTGTTTGATATCGCCATTGTCATATTGGAGACCCAAGTGGCTGACAATTCCTTCGTGATAATCCGTCTTTTCAATATACATTGTCAATGTATCGTCATTTGACATTGTCGTTATAACTTTAAAAAGATGGAGTGTATTAGCACAAATGATAATCTTATCGGGACCACAAGAATATTTCTCGAACTTATGTGCATATAGAGTAACATTTACTAGAATAGTATGGGTTTTATCGAAGTTTATTATTTTCAATCCGTCTTTTGTAAAGGTGATTGTGGCGTCTGTAAGAATATCTTTAATTGCAGTTATGGTATTTCTGACAGGTTGTATTTGGACCGTCTGGACGGTTAATACGTTATTTGCCTCGTTCATAATATATTTTCTAAAGGTATTTTCTATATCTTCTTTTTGATAAATATATAAAATGTCATAATTATTTATATGAAATTTTCATCTAGAGTTTTACATAATATACAAACTATTATATTGATTCTTTTTTTATCTATTTTTTTATTATTTATGTGGTCGAATAAACCATCTTATAAAAAAGAAGGATTCGATGATAGTAGGCCGTCTTTCAACAAAAAAATTGACGCCATTTATTATATCAATCTAGATAAACGCACAGACAGAAAACAAGAATTTTTAGATAATTTCAATGAAGTGGATGAGGATAGGATAATGAAAATCACAGGACATCATTATCCAGATAATGGTGCTGTAGGATGTCTTATGTCACACGTGACGGCACTCAATAAAGCCCTATCAAATGGTAAAGGAGAGAACATCCTTATTTGCGAAGACGATTTTATTATAAAAGACATGGACTATTTTAATAAGATGCTGAATTTGTTTTTTGAGAACATCAAAAAATGGGATGTCGTAATGTTGGGCCATAATACAGTAGAATCCAAAGATACTGGGATAAAGACAAAGAATAATGAAAAGATAATTCGAGTTCTCAATTCCCAGACCACTTCAGGGTATCTTATAAAACAGTCGTATATACCAACTCTTCTTGACATCTACGCAAAGGACCTTACAGAATATATGAAAACGGGCAAATGGGGCAATTATTTTACAGACCAATCATGGAAAGTTCTACAACCGGTCGATAATTGGTATGCTTTCGAACCCAGTGTGGGATTCCAGAGGCCGTCATATAGTGATATTCAAAATGGATTTATATCGGTGGAAGTGTGATCTCTTTTTTATTTTTTTTTATTTTTTTTTATTTTTTTTTATTTTTTTATTAGTCTTTCGAAATTGATTCGCTAATTGAATTGGCCGAGATTTTTTAGAGCACCCTTTTTCAAGAATATTGTAATCTACTTGAGAACTGGGGCCTCCTGTTAGGGCCGAACCTAATCTGGCATATCCCCACGATTGCGGAGTCTGATTGGGTCGGCTTCCTGAAGAATAATATGCTCCTTCGCCCTTGTTTATTATTTTCTTTAATGCCCATCGTTTGCATCCAGTTGCATTGGCTAAAGTAGCATTCGGGACCATATTCGGGACACCATATAGATTGGTCGCTCTATATACATGAGACGAAGGCTTTGATTTAAATGAGGCCACGGATGGACGGTTAAAAAAAATACCTTTAGGATATGCTCTTCTTGACCTATTAATAAATGCCTTTTGTTTTATCGCGTCTCTTTTTGATAAAGTTCTTGGGATATATCTTTTTGGGATTTTTCGTTGTAATATTTTTCTTTCTGACATATATATTTTATGACGAAATAAAATATATTGAAAACATATATGAATCAAGACGGTAGACCTATTATTAATCAATTAAACAATGGTGTCATAAATGCACCTAATGCTATGCCATTGAAGAATTTAACAAGTAATAATGAACAATCATTTGAACTCGACCGAAAATTGTTTAAAAAATCTTATAATCCGATAACGAATTTTGCTATTCCTCAAATAAGTAAATCGGTCGTTCAAAGAAGTTCTCCAGCAATACAGCATGGATTCGTTATCGATGGTCCCAAAACAACTATCCAAAAGAAATGGATTGGAGGCAACCGAGATGCGTCGAAAGTAACAATGCACCAGAGACGCCGAGCAACTGGAATTGCACTTAATACTACTGGACCCCAATCGTTCAATACGACTTCCGATAATAACGTAAGAATAGATGCTCTTGCTCGTGTTCGTGGAGGCGGAGCTAGAGTGCCCGTCCAAGTCGGTGCTAAAAATGTCAAGAACTATAATATCTTTTCTCATTAAAAATCGAAATCTTCTTCGTCTTCATCCGAATCGTCTTCGAAATCCGCCATTTCAAATGAAAGATAATCTATGAAATCGTATCTTTCAGCATTCGTAAAGAGCCCCCATATGGCTCGTATTTGTGAATCTAGAGAATTATTTTCATTGAATAAATAATAATACGGTTTATTGGTCGTGTACATAAATGACCTATAAAAAAACTGTGTATTTACTGAATCGATTGTTCCTTCGCAAATATTATAATAAACATAATTGAAAAGTTCATTATGAATGTCGTCTTTCGCCGATATAAAATAATAATTATGAGTATTTTCACTTTCATTTATAAAATCATATAGGATATCAATCGATTGATGGAATCCTTTGATATCATATAATAGGACCGGCTGTTGCGGACTGTAAGAATACGATATTATAATATGCTGGATTTCATTCGGTAGATTCCGGATTTTTCTTTGAAATGGGGATAACATTCGATTATGTTTGTTTATATATTCACCTACCATTTTATTCTTTTTTATAAAAATACTTTTGGAGAACCCCTGACAAAATTGATGTTCTTTTTTTGGATTTAATCAAATACACACTAATTGAAATCACCTTGAATTCATAATAACTGCAACTGATATGGAAGGATATGTTTATTGTTTTTCGAATGAATTTATACCAGGAATGGTGAAAATAGGAATGACTGAACGCACACCAGAAGAAAGACTGCGTGAAGCAAATTGTGACACATGGTCCCTACCCAATTGGAAAATCGAGTTCGCCAAGAAGGTAATCCGCCCATCTGAAAAAGAAAATGCTATACATTCTATATTGCAAGAGAAGCGTGTATCTTCTAGACGCGAATTCTTCAAGATCACGCCTCAAGAACTTCTCCCTTATTTCAATTTAATGGATGGCGAAATGTGGGAAGACGAACAAGAAGAAGATGAAGAACAAGAATCTGTAGGTAAATGTAGAGATATGAGAAAGTGTTTTATTGATGGACAGAATATTCGACACACTATACGCAAGAATTCGAATGGTGAAATTGAACCAGACACTTGGATAGGGACTTATAACGCGACAATTAACGGAATTGTTAGACAAGAGCAAATTTATTCAATGAATAAATTTGCTGAGTCTCATTATAAGGAGAGACGACCCGATAGAACGACTAGCGTGAACGCTTGGACTGCTTGTGAATGCGAGGTTGATGGTGAGTGGGTTTCTACTGCGGATTTATAGTTTGATTATCAAACGAACAACTTCTCTGTATAAATGTAATTATTATTTGAAATAATTTTTATAAAAAAGTTTCTATAAAAAAGTTTCTATAAAAACTTTTTTATTTTTCAATTAATTCAACGCTTCGGCAAATATGAAAATCATAGAAAAATAACCTTCTTGGTTCTCTCATCATATCTCCCGACTTCGACCAATTCGCCCCTCTTTTCCTTCGCCTTCTTATAACTTTCCATATCATAAACAACCAACGATTTCTTATCAACTGCATAACTAACCTCATCCACCTTAACAGCCATATAACTCCTCTTCTCTTTTGCTTGAGCAGGTTTTTCTTGACTATCGCGTTCCAAAGTAGGGTAAGAAGCAAAACTCTGGGGCTCGACTTCCCCAAATCCATAACACACCAATGGTTCTTCTGGATTGTTATTGTAAAGAGAACAATCCATCGCCGTCTCTTTAACAACCGTCAAAATCTGTTTCGTAATCGAATCTTTTATATGAGCTATCTCTAATAAATACTGGTCCGTCGTAAAAGGAATACGTTCCATGATTTCGCGCCCCCGTTTTTCGTCATGAACACCATACGCCAATTTACTCAAATCGTTTATTTTCAATTCCAGATTTTTATCTACTTGTTCCGGAGTGGCCCTACACAAATAAATGAAGATTTCAACAGTTCTCAATTCCTCTGGTAAATCCTCATGACTACAAATACGCCTAGCACGGCCAACAACTTGGTCCACACGCACCATATTCCAATAGGGCTCCATGATATGAACATATCGAGTATTACGCAAGTTGATACCTTCTGCACCAGAAGCCGTAATCATTAATACCTTTATGACCTCTCCGTATAAGTTATCGGCATTACGTTCTCGCAGTCTTTCTACGATTGATGGCGGAACTATGTGCCAAGAACCATTGTAAATATTACGAACAATATCCTTCTCTTCGGCCGTTTCAGTTCCTGTATAAAGAGCGAATCTCGGTTTTTCGGGTTCTTTATTCCAATCGACTATTTCCCATTGATTATCCTTCTTGACCAATTTGAATTCTACAAATCCATTCGCCTCCAGAACCAATTTAAATAACCCGATTCCTTCGAGAGAACGGAATTGACTGTATAGTAAATGAAGTCCTCGGTTCTCTTCGGCTTTTATATTATGCAAGATTTGTAAGTATTTCGGACTATACAATCCTAATTGGTCTTCTGTTAGATATTCTTTGGAACGTGTTCTATCGGGGTCGTATCTCAAGAAATCATATGCTTCACGTATTTGGGATTCGACTGCTATTTCTACGGTTGGGACACCATCAATCGCTTTGCTAACTTCTGCGCCAAGTTCTTCCTTGTTGACGACGCCTTTTTTCACACCTTTTGTCAAACCTTTTGCAACAAGTTTCACAAGAGGGTCTTCCTCGTCGACATCAGGTTTATTTAGGATTGATACTATTGCTTTGGCCATGCCTTTTGACATTTCATTCGTTTCAGGTTCTTCCTCTTCGAAATATTCGTCAGCATTCGGCGCCAAATCGTATTTCGAATGACCACGTGGTCTGGGATGTTCTGCTGGAAAAATGAAATTACATGCCGATCTAGAATAAATACGATATGTGCTCGCCTCTTTTTCATCATCATCTGCAAGTTTTTTTGTTTTCTTCTTTCGCCGTTTTTTTTCTTCTCTCTCTTCTTTACGGATTTTTTCGTATTCTTCGAATTGATAATCGCTCATATCTATGTTTACAATATTGTAATTTGAACCAGCAGGGGTTTTCACGAAGGCTGGTAATAAGGATTCTTGAGCCGACCTGAAATACGATGTAAGACCCAATATACGGCGTTTAAGAAGGTCTATATTAATTAATTCTCCTTTTTCTCCATTAATAAAGTTCTCGTTGAAAACATTTTCGTCATCAGGAAGACATGTGTTTTTGACTAATTTTGGTTTTCCTACAACGCGAATTCCTAGATTGTTTAGAATTTTGGTTAGCTTGGTCTCGAAGACATGATCACTTATATTTCCCATTTCATCTAACCGGACACCGGCATAGTCTTCATATGCTCCGCCTCCTTCGACCAAACTATTCGAATTATCTGCATTCGCTCCTCCCGCATTCGCTCCTCCCGCTAAAGCTCCTCCCTCGTAAGGATTATTCAATTCATTATACCCTTTTTGTAGGTCTCGTTGTTCGTCATCAACCGGCCCCTCATCATCGTCGTATATTTCGCGAATCTTCTTCGTGACAGCCTTTGTCTTTTTTAAACTACGACCCTTCTTTGTTTTACCTCCTTTTTTTCCCGGTTTAGACCCCTTATTGTAAACATTTACAAATCCAAAAGGATTACGTGTAATAACCAATTTATTAGTGGTATATTCAACATAGTCATACATCGTTAATCCTTCAGCTCTAAAAGCATTCAATAATATCTCCGTATTGACTTTATCGTTCGTGGTCGTCTGTAAAGTAAATGTCCAGGTTTTAATATATCCTCGCAACATATTGAACAAAATGGCTATCTCACGCGGTTTATTAATAATAGGTGTCCCTGTCAAGAAGATAACCTTCGTATTAGTTGCGTCCATTAAATCGTGATAAAATCTATATGCTTTGGTTCCCTTTTTATGTCCTGAATTGGCAATATTACTCACTAAATTATGGGCCTCGTCAATAATAACGACTTTATTGTCAAAAATATTGACTTTGCCACCTTTCGACATTTCTTCTAATTTTTCTTTGCGAATACCATTGTAATTGATATCTAGGTATTTATTTCGGATCATTTCGTCGATTTGTTGGTCGACATTTTTTTGATCGTTATCCGATAGGGCCTCGAAATTTGGTCTCTTCGTGACATTCATCAACCAAGCCCCCTTGTGTCTTCTGACATATTCAGGGTCAAGCCCGAGAACTTGGGCTAAAAGAGGCCCTCTGCGAACATCTCCATCAATCGGAACGAACTCCCAGAACTGATTCTTTTTATAAAGGGCATCTCCACACTTTTTGAGTTCATTGAAAAAATTCATTTTGAGGGAAGCAGGGGTCATAAGCACGATTTGTTTTCCCGATTTCATTCCTTCGGCTATTCCAATCGATGTACATGTCTTACCTGAACCTAGACCATGATACAATAACAACCCACGATAAGGTGTGTATAAATTCAAATAATCGCGGACCACCAATTGATGGGTTAAAAGTTCAAAATCTACGGACTGAGTATGTAATGTCTTACAGGACAATTGAGCGCCCTTTTTTGCAATTTTATCGCTGTATATCCGGAATAGTTGGGCTAGTTCCGAAATATATATTTTGCGGTTGTTCATGTAATAATTCGAAACACGAACAGCAAATCTTTGTTTGGAAGGGACACGTTGTAATACTAATTGGTCGCCTATCTTTTCGGTTGTTAAATCGAATCGTTGGTCTGCTTTTACTGCTGTTTTCGTTGCTTTTTTTCCTTTGGTTTTAGGGACTACTTCTTCTACTGCGTCTTCTATTTCTACTCCTGCTTCTACTCCTGCTGCTGCTACTGCTGCTGCTGCCTCTTGTGCTTTCTTTGTTTTTCCTTTTTTCGCCTTCGGTTCTTCAAGTAGAAGACCTTCTTTTTCAGCAGCAGCTAATTCTTCGTCAATCGTTTGTGATGGTTCTTCTGGTAGCTGCTCATGAATGGATTCCTCTTCTTCGCTTTTATTATGACCTCTAGATTCTCCTTCATCTTCTTCTTGATAGGGTTCCTTTTTAGATTTTTTATCATGAACTTCTTCTACCTCTACCTGCGGTTCAGGAGATTTCGATAATAATTTATTTTCTACAGGACGTCTCAGTCTTTTCAATATTAATTTACGGTCTACTAAAGTTTCACCTACTTTATCTGTAAACTTGGGTTCTTCGTCTACCGCTTCTGTGTATGATTCATCTCTTTCCTCTTGTCTTTCTTTCTTTTCGCCTTCTACCAATTCTCTTTTCTTAGGAGATTCTTTGGCCTCAGATTCAAATTCAAAATCAAATTCTTTTTCCTTTTTTGGTTGTTTCTTTTGTTTTAAGTCTGTAAATTTAAAAACAGATGATTTCATATATTATATTCACCTACATTTATTCATAAAAATAAATCTTTATCCTAATCAGCCAATCGTATAATCTAACGAATATTAATTAGTGCCGATTCACATGCCATTTGCTCTGCTTTCTTCTTGATTTTATGCTTACCTTCGCCTAAAAAGACAAATACCTTTCCTTCCACTGACATTTTCTGGTGTATGACATTAAATGAACCATGTTCCGAAAATGGAGTAGAATGATAATGTTTAAGACCAAAAGCAGGTTGTCCTAAACATAAATATACGCCCATATGATACCCACTATCGGCATTATGCTCTGTGACATCCATATAATGCGGCGTTACTTTGAATTCCTTTTGGATTCTCACCTGTAAGATGTTCTTGTAATTGTCGTCAGTCTGTATTAAATTCATCCAATCGACGTGTTTCTCGAAAACGTTTTCTATGAAGATTTGGACCAGTTGGAATCCGGGACCTGTCAAGAAGGTTGATTCGAACCAACCGTCTTCGTCCTTCACCTTTAGATGATTGAAATCGAGAAACATGGCTCCGATGAATGACTCGAACAGGCATCCCAGTTTTTTCAGATTCGTTCGGATTTGTTTCGATTCTGCGTTAGACGACAGAATGACCCATTTATGAAGTCCCATTTCGAGTGCCATCTTTCCTATGGCTTCGTTCTTGACAAGAGCGATTTTCTTTTCCGTCATGAAGCCCTCATTTTCTTTTGGAAATCGGCGGTATAGATAATATTTAGTAATACATTCGAGAATCCCGTCCCCGACAAACTCTAGGCGTTCATTTGATTTTGTAAACAGGGGAAGACAATCATCGGGTTTAGGAACAATTTCTATACTATTTTGTGCGTTTTCTAAAGCGGGTCTACGGACATATGACTGGTGAACGAATGCACGGCGATATAGTGCAAAATTCGCAATAGGCAATTGGATACCATATGCAGCAAGAATTCCTTCGACTTCTTCTTGTGTTATTTCTTTATTTAGGGGGTTATATGGGTCGAAAATATAGACATCTCGGCCATTTTCCCTTTTTTCAATACGGATATCTTCGTCATTTAGCAAAGAATGGTTCATTTTACAGGAGGAGTATAAAATGGTTATTTATGACAAATCACAATCAATTTTATAGGTTCGTTTAGAAAAATATATTTAGTGTATATATAAGATGGGACTTTCTAACGCCGCTAAAAGAGCCAGACTTTATACTTCTTCATCTAATAGAAACCAGGGTGGAGGCCCTACTAAGGCCGGTCTTCCTTACCAAGTCGGACGTACTCATTGGACACCTATTTTCCTTCAGTGTAACCAGTACCAGACCAGATGCTGTAAGTTGGGAACTCTTCAGATCACAACTAATCCTAATACGCATGAGAGTAAGCCTATTGGAACATCTCCTACCATTTCTTACTGGCGTGGTGGAGCTAACTATTAAACTGTTGAATAATACATTTTTATATAAAATTTTATATAAAAATAAATATCTTTATGACATACGCGAAATACGCGAAAATTATGATAAAGCGACCAAAATACAAAAACAACTCGAAAATAAATCTTTTTTGACAAACGATACAAAAACAACCCAAGAAACAACACATAAATGAGATTGATTATTGATACTCGAGAACATGATTTAATCAACCTATGTGAACTTATTATTTCAAATGACCCTAATTATACCACGATGGAAACTGATACTCTTCCTATAGGAGATATTCTAATAAAGACTGACGAAGGCAAGGATGTTCTCATCGCCGAAAGAAAATCTTTGAAAGATTTATTGGCAAGCATAAAAGATGGCCGTTATGAAGAACAAAGCCACCGTCTTAAAAACGCAAGTGGATTCGCTCCTCATAACGTTTTTTATATTATTGAAGGAATGTTCTCTACATTGAGAACTCCTTTGGAGAAAAAACTCATTATTTCGGCAATGACATCTCTGGCTTATTTCAAGGGGTTCTCTGTTATTAGGACTTCTGGACTCCAAGAAACTGCCGATGTATTAATCCAGATGGCCGAAAAGATTGACCGCAATTTTATGAAGGGAATTCTACCTTGGTATTTATCAAGACCGTCATTGTCTTCTTCGTCTTCTGATGTTTCTACAGGTCCTACAAATGAAATAATCGAAGTTCCTTCTTCTATTGAAAAGATAGAAGGTGGAGGAGAACCTGCATATTCGGGATTCGTGAAAAAGGTCAAGAAGGAAAATATAACACCGGAGAATATGGGGGAAATTATGCTCTGCCAAATCCCTGGAATAAGCACGTTATACGCACAGGCTATTCTGAAGGCATTCGGTGGATTCTCTCAATTAATGAAGGGAATCAAAGAGGGGACGGCCAAGTTCGAGAACATAACTTATGAATCCAAGGGAAAACAGAGAAAAATCCCTAAGAATTGCGGTGAAGATATCGGTAAGTTCTTGGGAAAAATCTAAACAGTATTCATGAAAATATACACAAAGTAAAAATGTATATATTTATATAATATGGAACCAATAAAAACACAAATAAGTGTTGGTAAATATAAATTTCAAATAATAGATAACACTTTAGCAAGAGATGAAGACATATATAGCAGAAATTTTAAAATTGGAGGTATTTCTTCAGAATGTGTAAATGTTTCTATAGGATATCGCGATAATATACCTATATCAGCTTCTATCCCATATATTATTTATGACCCTGAATGTTCAATTGAAACTCCATTAGATAGAGGAGAAGGTTCTGTAATTATGATTAAAACATTATTAAATCATATTCATCGTCAATTACCTACATTAACAGACGTAAAATTTGAAGATAAATCAAATATTGAATGTGCTACTGATAGTGAAATTGAAAAAAAAAGTTCACGATTCAGAAAAAAAGGAACCAATGTATATCCGATTCCATTGTATTATTTTTCGATAGCATTTAATGGAGAAACGTGGTATGAAAAACATTTTAGAGCAAGACACAGAGACATTGAAAAACACGCAAAATATAGAGATACTGTAAATATGTTATTACATGATAAAGTAACCAAAGAATCGACTCCTTTTATACAATTTTTGAGAACATCCCAGCCACCTATGGAAATTGTGGATGAATTAGAATCATATTATAGAGGTTCAGCTACTTTTGGAGAGTTTTTTCAATCTATTCCAAGAGAACATAGATGTAGACTTGTTCGTGATTGGATTTCTACCTTCATGGCACATTATTTGCGAGATATATTTGATAACACTAATTGGATTATAGAATTGCCAATTCGTATGTCAGGAGGTAGAAAAAACACAAGAAAATATTATTGTCCAAAAAGCAAAATACGACATTCTAAAACATTTCGCGATTTCGGAGTTTCGGTATTAGATATATGAAATCGTAAATGTTGTCCAAAAAAAGGGGGGTAAAAAATTTTTTTTTGCCTCCAGAAAGGGTTATATCAATATATCTTCATGACAACCCGGATAATATAATTATTGTTCGAAATCAATAATTATATATAAGTTAACCTAAGCAAAAATACTTTTTTGAGAACTCAATTTCAAATCATGAATATTATCGCTTTTTTCTTTGAATGGACCACTTGCTGAAGGCGGAACGACTTCATCTTCTTTATATTTTCCCGAATCAACAGCCTGTTTAGTATACAGAACACCACCCCAGTTATCGTCCATAGGGTTCTCCGAAAGACTCTGGCCCTTGTATGTAGAATCATGAAGAGCGTCTAAAGTCGTGTATCTACCGATGAATTGTCCTGTAGGGTCAAATCCAGCATGCTGGTTCTGGTTCCAGGGACCATTTTCTACAGAAGCATCTGTTATTTTAATGGGAGGCTGACTCATCGGTTTTTGAGGATTAACAATGGAACTCTGTATAGGAAGCCCACCTTGGTTATTAAAGACATCAGGCCTTACACGAAAAACTGATTGGCCTTGTGTATTGTTTTCTTCTTGAACAAAGAGAACGGGGCAATGAATACCTTTCTTTCGTTGTACGTCTAAATAATTGATATATTCGTCTAAATTGTAAAAGGGGAGAGGATTGACACCGGGTTGTTGTGGGAGTCTCGAGTTGTATAGGAGGAGAGAATTCCCGGATTTAATTAACATATCGGGACAGTCGATTGTGGTAGGACCTTGTAGGTCTTTAGCAGGGTCGAAAGATTCTTTTAGCGAAGCAAAAGGCGAATTTAATTGGAAATCCACTACATGAACTTGGTGCGTGGCACAAAAATAAATACCGGATACGAATGACATCAATAAGAAAATAAGAAAAACAGTGGTTATAGGTTTCATTTATATTAGAGGGGGATTTTTTATTGTATAAAGTATAATACATGTTTATTTTTATTATAATAAATAAATGTACACTATATTACATTGATGTAATTAATGACAATTTCCATGCAACACATATACGTAAATCAGGGGAATATCTTGAAAAAGATAATCCCCTATGAAAGTAATTTGATGGAAACAATATACCTCTATTATAAAATGTATCAATATTTATTGTGTATTTATCAATATTTGGTAATTTAAATTGAATATATCCGTCAATAATGTCTACCATCGATTTTTCATAATTTGATAAATATAGACAAAATGTATAACAATCGTCATTTATATCGTCTTGATGAAATGAACCTGTTTGACCAAATGTTTGACCGTTTACATATACGCGGTTTACAGTAAATTTATTATTTGTTATTACTTCTATTTTATTTTTAATAATTTTTGTAAAATAATCAATATTTGATAATTCCATATACCAAAAAGGCGAATTAATTATATTAGAATTAGTATTAATTGATTTATGACCCCATTCCCAATTGGATTTATAAATATACGATAAACATATTGATAATTCTTTTTCATTCAAAAAATTATCATAAATTTTTATATTATCAATATCCATAATATAAAATGAAAGATACTTTTATCCTTTTTATACCTTTTTACATTATCCACTTCGCTATAACGCCGACCCTAAATGGTCGATATATTTGAATGTAATTAGGTGTAAAATCAGTAAACGTGTAAATGGTGTAAAATATTCTATAAAATATTCTTTTTATTTTCTTTTGAATTTAATATTATATTTTTAACAGTATTATTAACATGTATGTTATTATTAACATATATCCATCCAGTAATTATGTATTTATCATCAGATATAGGAATTCTTCCACAATGTGGAAATGTCCAACATGCAGGAAATAATACTAATTTTCCAGATTGTGGTTTAATTTTATAACTATCCCAAAACTGTGTTTCTCCTCCATTATTAACGTCATTCAAATACCAAATAAACGTAAATATTCTATATCGTTCTTTTTTAAAATCATACATAGCATCAGTATGAAATCTATATTTACCTTTATTTTTTTCATATCTTTGTATCATTAAAGAGTCATACTGGAAAAAATAAGTATTATTTAAAAAGTCTAAATCATTTATAAAATTATATTTTATATTATAATTATCATTTGAATTAACTAATGAATTAATTTTTATAATATAATTTTTGATATTTTTATGTAATTCTTTTTTTAAAAATTCACTGAGCTTATACCATTCGTGAGATGGATCTATATCACTTGGTATTATATAATCAATTGTATCTTTGACATCTATATTCATACCGCCAGCTGTTACGCCTTTATAATGATTAGATGAATTTTTATTATATAATTCTATTATATCTTGACATAATTGTATAGATAGTGAATGATCATTAATATAAATATAATCCATAATTTATATTAATTATATTAAAATATTTGTTTTTATATATAAATAATGAGTTATTTTTATAAAGGAGTAAACATAACAACATATATAGGACTTTCACAAGACTTAAATAACTTCACTCAATCTTATATAGATAGAGGAACTCAGAATCCATCTACATATTTTCAAGGTATTCAAAATTTATATTTAGCAGGTAGTAATAGCAATATCGAAAAATTAAAAAGTAATACTGATGTATATACATATGGTTCTCAATCAAAACAATTAACGACTGTTTGTATTCCACCTTTTGTAGATAATAATATTAGTACTCAACTTACTAAGCCGTCATGGGCGAATCATTGTTCTATAATATGCGTAGGTGCTGGAGGTGGCGGTGCTGGAGGAACGCAAGGTTTTCAACATCAATCCGGTCAAAGTAAAAATAGTCAGGATGGTGCTGGAGGCGGAGGTGGTGGCGGAGGTGGTATTAGCTATTTAATCGGTACAAATATACAAGGTGTAAATACTCTAACATTGACTGTTGGAACAGGTGGTTCAAAAGGTAATATGGATACAGTTGGAGGTGATGGAAATGCTTCTAAGGTTCAATGGCAATCGATAGAGATCTCTGCTAATGGGGGTGGTGGAGGATATCTTGGCAGTTCTAATGGGGGTGGTGGAGGACCAGGAGGTTCAGGTGGATCAGGGGGAGGGACTAGTACAGGTACTACATCAGGTATTAGCGGAAGCACTGGAGGAAACGCCGGACAACAAACCATAGTTGATGGGGGTTCAGTAAATAATTCTGCTTATCCAACATATATACCAAGTTTAACTACATACGGAAGTGGTGGATATGGAGGTGGATGTGGCAGTTCAAACGGCACATATCCAAATACATCGGGTGGTAACGGAAGTAGCGGTATAATACGTGTATATTGGCTAACTGATATTTTAATATAATACGCTGTATTGATTATTTTTGTATCAAACTAGTGAATAACATTTCAACGATTGGTTTATTAATGTATATATTATGAATAATAGTTGTAAATTAATTAAAAATATAATATTACTTAATATTATGTCATCATTTACCGAATATTCTATATATAACTCTAAAATAGAAGAATTAAATATATTGCAAGAATTTATATGTAAAAATAATGAAAATATAGAAAATAGATATAATACAAATACATTTTTACTTGACACTTCTCAAGAAAATTTTTCGTTAATAGAAAAATATATTTATGAAATAGCTATGTTTCAATTTAAAAATTTAAATATAAAATACAATTCAGATAAATATTATATTGAGTTTTGGTGGAGAAATGATATTTTTAAATCGTTTCATATAGATTGTGATGAAAAGTATAGAAAGGAAACAAATAAATATTTACTACCATTATTATCAAATGTCTTTTATCTGTCAGATTCATATTATTCCACTATACTAACAAATATAGAATTAGAAGATTATAAATATAAGGAATTTAACAATCATAATATTTCAATTTCGTTATCAAAAAAAGGAAAAATAGTTAGTTTTGATAGTCGATATTTTCATGGAGTTTCAAATATATTCGAAGATATTGATCCTGGAGTTACAACATCTGGTAGGTCAACTATAATGATTAACTTATGGAATAAAAAACCAAAAGATATAATATATTATAAATCAAATGAAACTACGAGATATGATAAAGTAAGTATGATACAATTTATGAAAGAACCTGAACCAGTATATATAGATTATGATACAAATTATGAAATATTATTTGAAAAATTATTATATGAAAATTATTATTGTATTTTATATAATTTTGGTAAAGAACTCTATAAAAAATATAATGATATTCAATCTATTATACAAAAATCAACATTTATTTTTTCAGACAAGGACACTTCAAATAAAGATATTTCAATAAACCCTGTATCAATCATTCAATTTATGATTGACCCGTTTTTAATAAAATACATTTATACAACGGATATATGTTTATGGATTTTATTTGAAATGAAAACACATAATAATATTGAGATTAATACCGATATGGTAATATTTAATTTTATATTAATCTCATTAAATAATTCAATACTACCAAAATTATCTAATAAATATCAAATTTTGAAAAAATTAAATATTTCTAGTATTATATTTACTTCAAAGATCGAATTTGAAGAATTGACTACAGAAATATACTCTAATAAAACACCTATAAATTATGAGAGTGATTATTTTTGTATTATTATTGCTTTGGAAGAATCAACAATAAATTATATAAATACGATTTATGTATTAAATATTGGCGATATATTTATTATTACAAAAAATATGAAAAAAAATATAAAAATTGATGACAAAAAAATTTTATTAATTAACCTTGAATATAACCAATAAATCGGCTTTTCAAATATTCAGTAGAATAACTCTTTTTGGAAATAACTAGATGAATAAATATATTTTTTATTGTAAAATAATAATATTATTCAATTTAGAATTGTTTTCATTTACAACAATATTATTTGTTAATCCCCATAAACTAAATATATATCTATATGTGTCATTATTCACATCAGATACACTATGCGGATGCGTCCAATATGGTGGAAATAATAAACAGGATCCCTTTTTTAATCTTATATTAAAATCTTGATTTGGGAATGAATATATTCCTCCATCATAGTTATCATTTAATGAAACTACAATAGTTAAGACGCGTGTGGTTTTAAGTAAAGTATTTTTATGTAGTGGATGTTCTATAGTTTCACCAAATAACCCATCAATATGTTCTCTTGTATTACCATACACTTTACGTAACTCAAAAAACGAAAATGAATCAATATTAATATATGGGAATGTTAATTTAATAAAGTTAAATAATTCACCTATAGTATCAATTAATTTATTTTTTATAGATATATTTTCAGGATTTATAGTATTGTAACACTTTACATTATTACCATCAAAATATGTTAAATATTTATATGTTAAATTATTGTCCATTTCATATATTATTTGAGAACATAATGATATATCAAAAAAATTATTAATAAGATATATATTTTTATTTTTAAATTCTATTATTTCATTTTCACTGTATTTATATTTTATTATTTCATAATTTTCCATAATATAAATATAATAAAAATACGCTTTATATTTTCTCTCCTCCCTTTATATATGCCAATCATTCTAGGAAAAGTTCATGCTACTTGGTGCGGGTATTGTCAACAGTTAGCTCCTGAATGGTCCAAATTAAAAACATCCCTAAAAAATATCAAATTCGTTGATATTGAAGAAAAAGAATCCAATAAAAAGCAGCAATTTGAATCTAAAAATGCAAAATCGTTGAATCTCATAAATGGTAACCCGCAATTAGAAGTCAATGGATATCCTACTATTTTCAAGATTCACCCTAATAGAAAAATAGAATATTATACTGGCCCGAGAACAGCACAGGCGATTAAATACTGGGTTCTCCCTCGAAATAAAACTATCCGAAAAAAAAAGGTCTTTAATAATAGAAATAAAACATACCGCGTCGTTAGTTTTAGACAAAAATATATTTAATATATATAAATGAGCGTTCCAGTTGTCCCTACACCTCTTCCGACGACACCTCCTATTATTGCTAGTTTCAATTACAATGTCAATTCGCTCGTTTTGAATTCGACAATCACTTTCAATGTGGTTCTTTTAGACACAAACAACGTCCCTGTTACAGTGAAACAAGTTACTCTTGCCGGAGAAGATTATACAAATTGGGGAAATGATGATAATTATGTTATCCAATATATTTGCAAAGAATTGGGTCTTACACCATTGAATCCTATACAGACCCCTCCTCAAGTTACTGTCGACCCAGTTGTCCCTGTCTAAACCCTTGCACTTTGTAGTAGAATTAAAATGTCTTATTTTAAATCTTCACTGGTATAAATCTTCACTGGTATAAATCTTCACTGGTATAAATCTTCACTGGTATAAATCTTCACTGGTATAAATTAAATTATATGATTATTCATAAATAATCATGTAGGTATAAAATTGAACAATAATCCATCTAAAAATTAAAATCATATACATCACAATGACTGAACTAAAAAGAACCGTCGGCAAATCATTCCGTCTATTAGACGTTATTACTTTTGATCACAAAGAAGAAAAGGAATCAGAATCAGAATCGGAATCGGGCTCATCAGACAACGAAAAAGCCGAATTCTATATCCAGATGTTTGGATTAAATGAAAAGGGCGAAACTTGTTCGTTGATTATAACCGATTTCAATCCATTCTTCTATGTGAAAGTCGGCGACAAATGGACCAAACAAGTAGCCGATTCCCTTTTAGCAGAAATGAAAAAGAAAGTCGGTAAATATACAGCTGATTCCATAAAATCCATCCAGCTAGTCGACCATAATAAACTCTACGGGTTCAGCGGCGGTCAAAAATCGAGATTTGTCCGAATCACATTCGCGAATATTGCAGCATTCAACAAAACGAAAAATCTATGGTATCAATACGATAACGAGACCAACCAGCGTAAATCCAAACCGTTTATTTACAAAGAAATTGCGCTAGAGTTATACGAGAGTAATATACCGCCTCTCTTGCGTTTCTTCCATATCCAGAATATCAGCCCTTCTGGCTGGGTTGTCATAAACACAACTAAATGCAAAATACCGCCCATGAAAACAACCACATGTAAATACGAATACATTTCTTCTATTAAAAACATCAAGCCGGCGCCAGAGAAGGAAACCCGTGTTCCTTACAAGATTTGTAGTTATGATATTGAGGCGAGTTCGTCCCACGGCGATTTCCCACTCCCCAAGAAGTCCTACAAAAGATTGGCTACGAATTTGGTCGATGTCTTTAATACTCAGACCCAAATCATGGGGTCAAACCAGGCAATGAAAAAGAAGTTTTTGACGAAGGCTATTTTGGCGGCTTTCGGGTATGATAGGCTAGAAGATATCGACAGAATTTACACGATCGACCCGACTGACAAGGCTGATATCAAAGCCAGAATTGAAAAACTTCTGACAACCCCTGTCCCTTCAGTCCCCGTCGATTCAAATACAATCGAATCCATTTTCGAGAGGGTCTCTGCTGAAGCACAAGCAGGTGGTCATGTAGGAAATGATAACGACGATTCTGACGAGGAAGCCGAAGAGACCGAAGAGACCGCAGAAGAAACCCCAAATCAAAAAAAGAAACCACAAGCAAAAACAGCGGGGAAACCCAGGGAATCAAAAGTCAAACCGGAATTATATCTACATGACCTTCTGTCGAAGGACGATGAGACCAGAGAACAAAAAATCATAAAAACCAACACGCTTCTTACAACCCAGTTCCCAAAAGTGGAAGGAGATAAAGTGACATTTATAGGTTCAACCTTCTTAACATACGGTTCAGATGCGCCTTATCTAAACCACTGTTTGGTGCTCAATTCGTGTGACCCAGTCGAAGGAGCAGAGATTCAATCTGTCGAATCCGAACGCGACCTCATACTAGAGTGGAGTCAGCTAATTCAAAGAGAAAATCCGGATATCATTATCGGCTACAATATCTTCGGGTTTGATTACGAGTTCATGTTCCAGAGAGCAAAAGAAAATGCGTGTGACGAAGAGTTCCTCAAGTTGGCTAGAAGAACAGATGAAGTATGTGGTAAACGGGCGAAAGACGGAGAACTTCTTCTTGACAAAACGCAGATTAAAATTGCCAGTGGTGAATACGACTTGCGATATCCGGCTATGACAGGAAGGCTCCAAATCGATTTATATGCTTATTTCCGTCGAGATTTCAATCTGTCGTCTTATAAGTTGGATGACGTCGCTGGCCAGTATATCAGCGATGAAATCAAATTCACGCAGATAGCCGACGGAAAAACATTTATTTACAGCAAGAATTTGGCGGGGCTTCATGTAGGTGATTTCATACATGTCAAAATAAATAGTTTCTCGTCGGACTATTTCAATGGGGGCCAGAAGTTCAAGGTCCAGGACATACAATATGGTATTGAACACAACGCTAAAAAATACAATGTCATTTGTGTTGCTGGTGAGCATATCATTCCTGAGCCTTCTGGTTCCATCGTTTCGATTGATTGGGGAATGGCGAAGGATGATGTGACACCGCAAGACATTTTCAGATTGACTCGTGGTTCTTCGGCAGATAGAGCAATCGTCGCGAAATACTGTATTCAGGATTGTAATCTGGTTCACCATTTGATGGGTAAGTTAGATATTATTACAGGATATACCGAAATGTCTTCGATTTGTAGTGTGCCTATTAGTTTTTTGGTCTTCAGGGGCCAGGGGATTAAACTTACTAGTTATGTAGCAAAGAAATGTAGAGAAAAAGATACTCTTATGCCTGACCTAGAAAAGATGAATGGTAATGAGGGGTATGAAGGAGCAATTGTTCTGCCACCGAAATGCTCGATGTATATAGACAATCCAGTGGCCTGTGTCGATTATTCTTCTTTGTATCCTAGTTCAATGATATCGCAAAATTATTCGCATGATTCCAAAGTCTGGACCAAAGAATATGATATGGCGGGAAATCTAAAGAGGACCACAGGAGAACGCGACAAATCTGGAAAATTTATTTATGATAATATGCCCGGATATCATTATATTGATATGGAGTTCAAGACCTACAGATATATTCGAGCACATCCTAAAGCTCTTGCAAAAAAAACACAGACGGGCACGAAAGTCTGTCGATGGGCCCAGCTCCCAGATAATCAAAAATCGATTATGCCGAGTATCTTGACAGAGTTATTAGATGCTCGTTCGGCCACTAGGAAAAAGGCGAAGACGGAGCCCGACCCATTCATGCAGAATATTTTGGACAAACGCCAACTCGGATACAAAGTAACGGCGAATTCTCTTTATGGCCAATGCGGAGCCAAAACGAGCACGTTTTATGATATGGATGTGGCGGCTTCGACGACCGCTACAGGACAAATGATGATTACTTATGCAAAGAGAATGATTGAAGAAATTTACGGCGATTCTGTTTATGAAACAGCAAAAAACGGTCCCGTAAAGTGTAATGCGGAGTATGTGTACGGTGATTCCGTAGCAAATTATACTCCGGTTACAGTTCGCATCAACCAGATGAAAATCCAAATTCTGACAATAGAACAATTGGCAGAATTGTATGGTAAAGATAACTGGGTTCAATGCGAAGAACCTGGGAAACAGACCAAGGAAATTTGCGAATTGACAGGGGTAGAGTCTTGGACTGAATCCGGATGGACCAGATTATATCGAGTCATTCGGCACCGATTGGCGGACCATAAAAAAATGATTCGCATATTAACTCATACAGGATTAGTCGATGTAACTGACGACCATTCACTTGTAAAGACTGATGGCTCGGAAATATCACCGAAAGAGTGTATTATAGGGACAGAATTATTGCATAATTCTCTTCCAGCTCCTATACATGATTCAGCCAACGAAATCACGATTGAAGAAGCCGCTGTAATGGGATTCTTCTTTGGGGATGGAAGTTGCGGAAATTATGATTGCCCTTCAGGAAAAAAGAGTTCATGGGCGCTGAATAACGCGTCAATCAACCTTTTAGACAAATATCTGAATTTATGTAAGATAGCCTATCCTCAATTTGAATGGGCGGTCTTGGACACTATTGAAACCTCTGGTGTTTATAAAATTTGTCCCAAAACAACTACATATGGGGGGATTGCTAATTTTGTAAGAGAATATAGAACAAAAATGTATTATAATTCGGCCAAGATTATTCCTGTAGAAATAATGTCTGCTTCAGTAGAAATCCGGCAGGCATTCTGGGATGGTATGTACGATGCCGATGGAGATAAAGACGCAAAGGGATTTATTCGTATAGACCAGAAGAATCAAATCAGTGCGTCGCATATTACTTGGCTTGGAAATAGTCTTGGATGGAAGACTTCGATTAATAGTCGTGCCGATAAACCAAATGTCTATAGAATTACACTAACCAAATTAAAACAAAGACGAAATGTCAATGCCATAAAGAAGATGAATAAAATCCAGTATGAAGGTTATGTGTATGACCTCACTACGGAAAATCATCATTTCGCCGCTGGCATTGGTAGTCTAATCGTGCATAACACCGATAGTGTATTCTTCACATTTAATCTCACGAATCCCGAGACTGGCGAAAAGATTCGAGGAAAACCTGCCCTAGAAATGACAATCGAAATCGCTCAAGAAGCCGCCCAGTTATGTACGGCCTATTTGAAACCACCGATGGGGCTTGCATATGAGAAAACTCTGATGCCTTTCATCCTCTTGTCCAAAAAAAGATATGTGGGTATGCTCTATGAAGACGATCCCAATAAAGGATATTTGAAGTTCATGGGATTAGTTCTTAAGAGGCGTGATAACTGCGACTTAGTAAAAGACGTATATGGCGGTGTGCTTCATCATCTTATGAATGGTTCCAATATAAAGAACGCAATGGATTTCCTTTATAAATCCCTGGAATCTCTTATTAATGGTGAAGTTCCTATGGATAAGCTTATGATTACGAAGGCATTGCGAGGTGATTATAAAAATCCGTTTGCTATAGCCCACCGCGTATTGGCCGACAGAATCGCTCAGAGAGACCCTGGAAATAAGCCGAAACCAGGAGATAGAATGAAGTATGTTTATGTTGTAAATAAGACGGCGAAATTACAGGGCGATAAGATAGAGACTCCAGAGTTTATTATTGAACGCAAACTCAATATCGATTACACTCATTATATAACGAACCAGCTAATGAAACCTCTTCAACAGTTGTTCGGGTTGGCTATTGAACAAATCTGGGAACTCCAAAATAAAGGAACGGCTATTAGTGCTTTCAAGAAGGATATGGCAGCACTAACCGCTGATACCAACGGAGACATCGAGACCTTCATGAAAAAGCGAGAGAAGTATACATCAGCTAAGGTGAAAACACTTCTGTTTGACAAATTCCTGGAGAAAATCTATAATAAACAGAATGGAATTCGAACGATGACGGAATTCATGACAAAAAAATAAAAAATGGGTATTAATATATATATCAATATTATTCATGAAATTTATACCAGTGAAATTGTTACTGATATCTGTTAAAATATGAAAATATATTTAAGGGTGCTTACGAACGACCAAAAAATATGTTTCAAAGAATAAAACAAATAAAATAAAGAAGATTTACAAATAATTTTTATATAATTTACTCTATATAAAAATCGGCGTTTCACTACGTAGTAAAGGTGAAAAGGTGTAAAAAGACAGAGGCTGTTTTCAAGAAATATAAAAAGGTGGGTAGGAGAACAAGAAGAAATAAAAATAGTCAAATCCGGTATCTACCTCCGGAAATATCAATAGGAATATCAAAAGTATAAATTAATTCATTGAATGGACTATTTTCAGGTAGATATTGGAGTTCATTATTTATGAAACTTCTTACGGCTGTTGCTAAGATATTTGTTAGAGGAGAAGTCGATGTCGAAGCTGAAGCAGTAGTTGCTGAAGATGTAGATGGCGTGGGTTCTGTTCTAGAACCATTTAAATCTTGATTGAGCTCCTCATTAAGTTCTCGAATAACATCGTCAAATTCAGTTTCTTCTTGACCACCTACCGATTCTCCTTCATCTTCTCTAGAATTAACCGGCCTAACATAAGTTCGAATATCATATCTACAAACAGGACAACGAACATTCCGTTGGAACCATTCTCTTATTCCACTTTCTTTAAAAATGTGTCCACAGTGAATAATTCTACACACACGTTCTCCTTCTTGAAAAGGTTCTAATGTAATAGGACAAGCATTATGTGTCAGTTCATTTGTAAATTGAATATATTCAGTTGCGTTTTCAATTTGGAGAGAATTCGGTCTAACAACTACTGGTTCATATAAAACATTATTCATGTTAAATTCTCTTCTTGGTTCGTAGTGCCTATCATACGTTCCAAGATAATTACTCCAAACAGAATTCAATGTATTTCTATGTGTGTTTCTTATAGGACGACGAGTATTTGTGCTACTTGATACATGATTTGATAACAACGCTAAATAAGTTGCCATATTTTGATTATATTCATGAACATTATCGCCATAATCACGCACATTTCGTTGGTAGTACATAAAACTCTCGTGAAAATTACTATTGAATGAAATATCCATTTAATAAACATAAAGATTAATTTTTATGTATGTTTACCCATATAATGAATAAATCAAAACCTGTAGGATTAGTAGGGTTAGTAAATTTAGGTAATACATGTTTTTTAAACTCATGTTTACAAGTTCTCAACCAAATTACTGAATTACATAATATAGTCGAAAAAGCAACCCCAAAAGCACAAGATTTGCCAGATTGCATTATGTTAAAAGAATGGCTAGAACTTCGTCAAATAATGTGGTCGGGGAATGGTTCTCTTTCTCCCAATAAATTCGTTCATATGGTCCAACACGTGGCATCTATAAAACAACGCGATTTATTTACAGGATGGGCTCAAAATGATATATCAGAATTCCTTCTTTTTTTGATAGAATGTTTTCATAATAGTATTTCACATAAAGCAAATATCCAAATAAATGGGAATCCAGAGAATGAGAGAGACAAACGCGCTATAATCTGTTATAAATTGATACAAACAATTTATGCAAAAGAATATTCCAAAATAATGGATTTGCTTTATGGTGTTTATATGACCGAGATAATCGACTCCGAACACCAAAAAATCCTATCTACGAAGGCAGAACATTATTTTATTTTGGATCTACAGATATTTTATAATAACACAGTTTGTGGTAATATATATGACTGTTTCAATCTGTTTATTATGCCAGAATTAATGACTGGTGAAAATGCTTGGTTTAATGAGGAAACGGGTCAAAAACAAACTGTAAACCGTCAGGTGAATTTCTGGAATTTTCCAGATATTTTGGTAATTACTTTAAAGAGGTTCTCTCCTGATGGAGTAAGAAAACTCCAACATTTGGTAGATTTCCCATTAGAAGATTTGGACCTATCAAAATATGCAAAAGGATACGACGCCTCGAAAAATGTATATGATTTATTCGGGGTATGTAATCATTCGGGAGGCGTATTGGGAGGGCACTATACGGCTTTTGTGAAAAATCATGAAGGCATCTGGTATCATTATAATGACCAAATGATAGAATTAATAAATAATCCACAAACAGTCGTTTCTCCAGCGGCATATTGTTTGTTTTATAGAAAAAAAATACCTTATTGTAATATATAATGAATGATATACCCATTGCTACATTAGCTAATACAGGACCAATATCAAGTATATTCACAAACGAAAGTTTGTTATATTTATTGATATTTTTAGCCATTTACGCGGTCGTGTATTTCATTTTAGGTATATTTTATGGAGGTTCGGCAGAAAGCGGACCATTGAGAATCGTGCGTATAATCGATATTTTGGTTCTCTTATTTGTTGTTATCTTTTTAGTTACACAATACTGGAATGTAACCCCGCAGACATTCGGAGTTCAGTTATCTGGGTCTTTAAGCAGTTTCAAAGGATTCGCTGAGAACCCATATTCTATTTTTACGGTTGTTGTATTTTTATTGGCTTTTTATGCTGCTATTTATGTTGTACAAATTCCTATGAGTTCTCTGGCAAAACCTGTAACTATTATGATTGTAGAAACTGTAGCTATTTTGCTTTTTGTAGGCTTGCTTATTATTGATTTTTTTAAGTATTTATTGAATATTGATCTTCTTGATTTTATATTTGACATGCTTATCAAAAAACTGAATACTCCTGCTCCCACTACAAAGTCTCCTTCTTCTTCTGATACTCCTACAGAAACTATACCCCAATGTAAACCAGCGACAACACCACCAGAGACGGGTGAAGTGTTCAATATCAGAAATAATTTATATACATATGATGAAGCTAGAGAAGTCTGCTCTATATATGGAGCAAAATTAGCTACATATGACCAAATAGAAAAGGCATATAATAAAGGAGGCGAATGGTGTAATTATGGATGGAGCGAAGGACAAATGGCGCTTTTCCCTACACAAAAGGCAACATGGGATAAATTACAACAAGGGAGGTCTCAATGTACTTCGAAAGATGGTAAAGGCGGACCTAATAACGCATGTGGTCGCCCAGGTATCAACGGAGGTGTCATAAAGAATCCAAATATTCGGTTTGGCGTAAATTGCTACGGAAAAAAACCGCCGCCGACGGATTCTGAGAAAAAATTGATGGACGCAAATGTAGAGAATAAAATACCCGAGACCCAAGCCGACCGCGATTTAGCAGCTAAGATGAAGGTATGGCAAGAGAACGCCGACAAATTTTTGCTAGTCAATTCGTTTAACAAATCGAAATGGACTGCAGAGTAGGTTTGCTTTGCAAAACCCTCCTATTCTGTCTCTTCTACTATAAGTATATAATCCCTAGAAATCATGTAGTGAATTATAATATAAAAAATACATTATAATTAGTTTTTACACCTTTTAACCTTCCAATCGCCGATTTATCGGTTACAAAGTAACAGTTACCTAATTACATTAAAAGATGCCGACCCTCTGGGTCGGCATTTACTGCGAAGCGACTTCGTAGTAAATGTAAAAAGGTGTAATAATAGTTATGAAAACATCATAGTGTAAAGTGAATATGTTTCTACTATGTTATCGGAAAAAATGTTATATAGCAAAACAAACAATGTATATATCCTGTAAGAATAATAACACTCCATTTCGGTTCTAGATTCATCGCTACATAATATATTAAAGAAACAATCCCTATCAAAAAGATAGCTTTGAATATTATTTGGAATCCAGTATAATCTGCCATTTACATTATTGTGGGATTTTCTTACGAGTCTTACGCGCTTTTCCTCTTGTCAAATTAATAGAAGACATATTAAAAAGACGATCAAACAAATCACTCTTTATGACACCATCGTTGAATTCATCTTTTTGACCGTCCGTTGAACCGCCTTCATTCTCGTCCCTATAGCATGTTAAACCAATAGGAACCGCTAAATTTTCAAAAAAAGAATATAATTTGCTATCAGTGAGGTCATTCTTTTTTCTTTTTAATAATCCAGTAACAGAAAGACCGCCAACAACGGTTGGTTGTTCTCGTTCGTTTTCGTCTTCTGGAGAATTCTCGTATTCATCCTCATTTTCACCTTCATGAACATCCCCACCTTTAATACCCATTTTTGAAAAAACCAACAAATCTGTCATTATATAATCCCGCGGATTTTTATTTATTCGGTTTATCTTGAGGCTGTTTTGAATAATTACGCCGAATGTCCTTCGTGACTTTTATCTCACGGTTCTCATGTAGGTAATACATAATACGTTCTACTTCTTTTGGGTCGCTCAACAAT